GCATCCGAAATCGAAAAATTATGTCGGCTGCTGGAAATCAAAGCAGAAGACATTCCACTATATTTTTTTACGGATGAAGTATAGAAAAAGTATACTAAGGAGGCAAAAATGTTGAAAGAAATCACCTTACAGGAACTGTTCGAACGCTGCGGCTGCAAGAACATCAGGATCCTGATCGAAGAGGATGACACACTTCCGTTCCAGGACAACGAGATCGTCGATGACGGACCGGTCCGGAAGAACTGGAACGAAAAACGGGCATCCGAGAACGAAGAAAAGGTCCTGAAGGCATGGAACCGTGGCGAGCGGTCAATTAAGGAAGTAATGGAAATCACAGGCCTGTCTTATCCGACGGTCCGGAAGTATCTTCCGGAGAGTGCGATGGGCTGAAGAAAGGAGGAAAACAAATGGCAGCATCAAAAAGGGAAACACAGTACGACCTGATCTACAACTTCGTTAAGCAGAAGGGAAGCATCACACCGAAGCAGGCCTTCCCGCTGGGGATCACGAAGCTGGCGACGCGGATCAGCGAGATGACCAGGAGCGGAAAGTATTCCGTGAAGAAGACGCCGATCGTTATCACGAACCGGGACGGCTCAAAGACCAGATTCATGGAGTACAGCAAGATCGTGAAAAAACGCCAGCCGAAGGCGGCGAAATGAAGGCGGTCATGACCATCCAGGAGCTGAAGGCGGAAGGCTATCCGGAGACAGAGCTGCGGAACATCGCGCACTCGCAGGACTTCAAGAAGGTCGGCTTCCGGGGATCTGGCAAAAAATCGAAGATCTATTTTTTCACAGACAAACTGAACAAATTTTTAGAGAGGAGAACACAAAATGGCAATACCTGTACTGATAATAGGAAAATCAGGCTCCGGGAAGAGCACGTCGATGCGTAACTGCGTGGACGATCCTCACTGGAACCTGATCAAAGTTTTAGAGAAGCCATTGCCGTTCCGTGGCAAGATCCGGCAATGCACTACTGATGATTATACCAAAGTCATGGCATCTTTGGCAAGTTCAACTGCCAGCAGCATCGTGATCGACGATGCCGGCTATCTGCTCACAAACACTTTTATGTATGGACACAGCAACGCAGGCAGCGGAAATGCGATCTTTTCGTTCTACAACGTCCTGGCGGACAACTTCTGGAACCTGATCATGTTCATCATGAACCTTCCGGCAGACAAGATCGTTTATTTGATGATGCACGAAGAAAAGAACGATTTCGGCGATGTAAAGGCCAAGACAATCGGAAAGATGCTGGACGAAAAGGTCTGCGTCGAGGGCATGTTCACCATCGTGCTCCGGGCGGTCAAGGAAGGCGACAATTACTACTTTGTGACGCAGTCGGACGGCGGAGCAGTCAGCAAGAGCCCGCTCGGGATGTTTGACCAGCTCAAGATCGACAACGATCTCGCCCTGGTCGACAAGCGGATCAGAGATTACTGGGAAATGAATGGAGGGGAAAACAATGGAAACGACGAAAATGCTGATTGAAAAATGTGAATATGATCGTCTTCGGATACAGGCTGTGCAGCTGCAGATCATCCAGAACGCGATGGAGGAAAACATGGCACTCTATTCCACCATGGAAGGCAGGCCGTTCCTCCGGGACGAGTTCCTGCACATCATGAAGATCATCTTCCCGGCTGTGTATGAGGACAAGTACATGGAACTCCTGGAAGAGGCTCACGAAAAAGAGCAGCTGAAGAAGCTCCGGGAGGCTGAGCCGGTTCTGATGAAAGAAGGTGATCAGTGATGGTAATGCAGATTGCATTCGGCATTTTGTTTGGATATATCCTGCTGGCGGCACTCGTGATCGTGATCTACATCATTTCGGTGTTTATCAGCAAGGCAGGAACATTTCGGAGGATTGATAAATATGACGATATTTGGGAGGACGAAGAGGATGACCTATGAAACTGAGAAAAACAAAGAGCTCCAGCAGAAAATAGACGACCTGGAAGAAGAGCTTCGGGCATCAGATCGGGCACGAGCTGCTCAGCGCAAGCTCATTGATGATCTGGAGAAGCAGGTGAAGAAATGGAAGGCCTATGCCGGCATGTATAAGCGCATGGCAGAGATGAAAGATGATCCGGAGGTGCAGAACTTATGAAAATAATGAGGGATTTATTCATTGGCATTGTGATCGCAGTGATCTTGGCTGGCATATTTGCGTGTGCCAGCCAGAAGGACACAGCAGCCTATCTGGAGAGCGTGGATGCTTTCATTCAGGAGGTGGAGAGATGAGCTGGATCATAGCAAGGAAACGCGGCCGCGAGTATGAGACCTACAACGACACGGACATCTACGGCCGAGGACACTTTGGCGGACATTCCGTCTTTGACCTTCCGGAGCTTTACCTCTCTAAGGAAGAAGCGCAGGATCACCTGCGTACGATCACAAAAGAAGACGGCTGGGAATACCTGGTCGAGTATTACGAATAGGAGGCAACCTAAATGGCAGATAATAATGAATTTGTTGAATCACTTAATGAAGTCGAAGAAGAAACGACGGAAAAAGAAAAATTCAATATGTCACTTGGTTCATTCAAGCGCGCATTTCAAGACGTATTTTGTGGGGGGGGTAATGCCTGCGATGATTATCCGTGTATGTGTAATATTTTGAGCAAAAAATATCAAAATAAGGTCACGATTGAGGATTTAATCATCAGCTGCCCGCACTTTTATAACGAAGAAGGCAATCCCCGTATCAATTTGAAAAAATTAGGAAAAATCAGATTTATTTAAACTGATACTAATCAGAAAGCAAATTAGTATCACAAATGGAGGAAACATGGAAAAAGAAAAAGAACTCAAATCATTTCCACGCAGATACATTTGGATGGACGAAGAAGAAGCGAAAACCATTAAATATAAATTTTCCGCTCCCCTGCTCCATCGGTATACAGACGGCAAAAAACTTTATGTTTTGCCAGGCTCTGAGGACCTGATCCAAATAAAGAAAATGCAGGATGCGTTCGAAGAACAGTTTAAAAACTATATTAACAAATTTAAGGATGAAGCGTTAAAAAATGCAGGCGATATAGTCCTGGAACATGAAGAAAAATGGGAACAAAAATGGGAGGAATATGCAAATGATTAAAAAACCAAGTAACTATGATCAGTTAAAAGAAGCATACGAAGCACTGCAGCCTGGTGGCCACAAGTGCATCATCAAACAGGCAGAAGAAAAGACCGATAATTCCGGGAAGCCGATCCTGGTGTTCTATTTTGACACTGATGTCGCCGACATCCAGCCGAAATACTTCAGCAACCGCTACCTGAACGACAGCCGGAAGGATAAGAAGTGGCCGGCAACCGGACAGAAGACGCTCTGGATCGAGTCGGAGTGGTTCAACAGCAACCTCAGCAAGATCACCGGAGCGATCGAGAAATCAGATCCGAACATCAAGGTCTGGGATACATTAGGCAATCTGGATCTGGAAGCCATGAAGAACGCAAAGGTCGGGATCGTGTTCGGCCAGGAAGAATACACCAAAGAGGACTACACGGTCGGCGTGGCTGTGAAACCGAGATATTTTTGCGGATATGACGAAGCAGCTGACCAGAAGGTCCCGGAGAAGAAGGTTTCGAAAAACAAACCTGCTCCGCCGCCGAATGCTGCCTCTGCTCTTCCGGAGTGGCTTGATGTAAAAGCAGACAATCTGGCCGATGAAGGCCTGCCGTTTAAATAGGAGGTGCGAAATGGGAGAACAGATGGATTTTCCTGGAACGATTCAAGAATTTCTCGATTCTTATTCCTTTGTTGATAAGGACGAAGTATATACCAGCGGATCACGCCTGATCCCGGTGTTCCGGGTTGAGGAGGCTGTTGATCATTATCTTCCTAAGAAGGCCGAGTGGGATCAGGTGGATTTTGACACTTTTGACTGTCCGATCTGCCACCACCTGGTCGGCTTCAAGACGAATTTTTGCTCCAATTGCGGAACAGATATGCGAGGTGAGTCATGAGCGTGAGCAAATGGAAATGGACTCCTGAGTGCGACAAAGGGATCTGCGTGGGCGACTGCGATGAGTGCGACAAGGCGGTTAAGGAAGTAACAATAAAAGCGAAGTTTTATAAGCAAATGCCTGATCCTTTTGTGAATTTAAAAAAGATTGAGGTACATGATCCTTCGATTGATCAGCTTGTGGAAGAACGAAAAGCGCAGGCAGAGCCGGAATTCGGTGAGTGGGTTCCGATCAAGACACGGCTGTTAGTTGGACAGCCAACCGCAGATGTAGTTGAAGTGGTTCGATGCGAAAACTGTTGGTTTTATGAAAGTTTAAATTCGGCTTGCGGAAATTGCCATAGCGAACGCTGGGGTAATGGTTTTGGAAATTATCCGCCACCTGTTGTTGGCATAGATGGATTTTGTAAGTGGGGAGAAAGGAAAGAAAAATGGGCAGAAATATTGATGCAGAGCATTTTGACGAACGAGTAAGGCTTGCAGTTGGTGTCGTTTTTGGAGATCTAACAAATGATTTTAAAAATGGCATTCTTGCCACTTTGGAAATGTTAAAGACAGAGCCAACGGCAGAAGCTCAGCCTGTTGTAAGGGGTGAGTGGATTCCAATAGGTGAAGTGGACAAGGACAATAATCAACAGGTTGAATGTAGCCATTGCCACGCCGGAGATTTACACGCAGTTGGAGTTGAGGTTCCGTACTGTTGGCGATGTGGAGCAAGGATGGTGGCAGAATGATTCAATTCACAATCGGCGTGGAACCGAAGACAAAGAAGAACAGCCAGCAGGTCGTGATGATCAAAGGCAGGCCGCGGATCATCCAGGGCAAAGCATACCGGGAATATGAAAAGGCTGCTCTGCCCTTCTGTCCTGATCTGCACATCGATTATCCGGTAAACATCAAGGCGACCTATTACCGGCGGAAACACCATCGGGTGGACATCACAAATCTGGAGTCTGCCCTGATGGACATCCTGGTCAAGGCTGGCACATTGAAGGACGATTGTGTAAGCATTGTGGTCAGCACGGATGGAAGTCGGGTTTTTTATGACAAAGAACGACCGAGGACAGAGGTCGTAATCACAAGGGTAACTAATTGAGGTTGTTTTTAGGTTGTTTTTTTGAAGGTGATTTCAAAAACAACTAAAACAACCGAAAACAACCAAAACAACCGAAACAACCGAACGGTTGAATTGATACGGAGACGCAAATGAACAAGGAAACTTTTATTGTTTTTAGCGAGTGGGAAGACAACTGTGAGGACCTCACAGATGAAGAGTTCGGAAGGCTCATGAGGGCGTTCTTCAAATACGCGAAAAACGGCGAAAAACCAACGTTTTCTGACCGTGCAATGCGTGCCTGCTGGAGGCCTATCCAACAGGCCACAGACCGGGCAAATGAGGCCTATCAGGCGAAGTGTGAAAAGAACCGGGAGAACGGCAAAAAAGGTGGTGCTCCGAAGGGAAATACGAACGCCCAAAAACAACCAAACAACCCAAACAACCAAACGGTTGAAAAAACAACCGAAACAACCCTTCCTGATCGTGATCGTGATCGTGATCGTGATCCTCAACGTGATCGTGGTCGTGAACGTGAACGTGATCCTGAGGCAGCTTCTGCTGCCAAGTCCACTCCGCCTGCAGCGGACACCACCACCACGACGCGGGAGGCGATCGAGGAAGACATCATCGACGCATGGAGCTGGCAGGACTGCACCACAGAACTGAGATCGATCGGAGGCAAGAGGTGGGACCGGACAGAGATGGCGATGGCCGTAGCTGGAGGCAAGGATGCGTTCCTTGACCTGATCCGGTCCCTGGACTCCCATGCATACTTAAAGACGCACCGGGTCGACTATGACTGGTTCGTGGACCCGAAGAACTTCCAGAACATCCTCGAGGGGAAGTACAAAGAGCCGCATAAACCGGCGCGGAAGGAGGGATGGGAGTGACCAGAGAAGACATCAAGGATCTCCTGATCAACGTGAAATCATTCTATCCGCGGTTCAGCCTGGTGGATGTGGATGCCTATGACAACTATGTGGTCCGGTCGCAGACACTTGATTCCTGGTATGACATGCTCGGCTACAAGGATCTGGCGGAGTGCAAGAAGCTCCTGCAGGACTACATCTCCGGACCGGCCGGCGACAAGATGCCGGGCGTGAGCCTGTTCACCGGGCGGGCAGCAGGATCTCCAATTCGGTCGACTGCCAGGCTGGAGAACGGTCGGATCAGATGGGAACCGGAACAGGGCAAGGTCTTCGAACTCCGGGTGACATGGAACAAACAGGCGGGGGCATGGATGGATGAGGACAGCAGGCTCTGGGCTGAGCCGGAGGTGATGCAATGACGATCAAACAATTCCTGAACTCACTGTACTACGCGCAGCTGTCGATCGAGAAGAAAAAGCAGAAGATCGCAGAGCTGGAAGAGCTGGCCACTTCCACAGGCGCGATCCGCTATGACCGGGAACAGGTCATCTCTTCCCTGCCGCAGGAAGCCAGCTTCGAGAAAAAGGTCATCCGGATCCAGATGCTCCGGGACAAGCTGCAGGATGATGTGGACGAGCTCACCGGAATGCTGGAGAAGGGACGCGAGATCCTGAACATGATCGAGGATCCTGTAACAAAGCTGATCATGGAGATGCGCTACATGAACCACATGGAGTGGGCCGACATCGCAGAGGAAATGCACTACACGGAACGCGCTGTATATTACCGCGCAAGTGATGCGATAAAGCTGCTCAAAGCCTGTAAAATCAAGGTTTGACAAGTTTGCAGTTTTTTTCAGTTCGAGATGTGGTATTATGCTATCGTGAGATACAGGCGATCGGCATAAACCGGTCGCTTTTATTGTTCATTGGGTTTTCCTTTCTATGGCCGGATGGAGTGCGGTGTTATGGGGTACGCCGCGCTCCTGGAAGCCAGGAGGGATCATGAAAGATTTTGCGGAAAGTTTTTACAAGTCAACGACCTGGCAGAAGTGCCGGGCGTCATACATCAAGACTGTCGGGGGCCTATGTGAAAGGTGTTATGCGGCCGGAATCATCCGACACGGTGACACGGTCCACCACAAAGTCCACTTGACTGCAGAGAACATAACAGATCCGGCGGTCACACTGAATTATGAAAACCTTGAGCTTCTGTGCCGCGACTGTCACGCAGCTGTGCACAGGAATCAGAAAAGATACACGGTCGACGAGACCGGAAAAGTGGAGGCAAGAGAATGAAATATGTGATCATGTGCGGCGGAGACTATCCGCACTTTGAACAGCCGAGGCAGTTACTCAGGTTCATGGGCGAGCCGTTGGTTGCCAGAACGATCCGGCTGCTGCATGAGAATGGCATCATCGACATTGCGATCAGCGCAACCGATGACCGCTTCAAGGGGTTCGGGGTTCCGGTCCTGACCCATGACAACTTCTATGTCGGCAGGGCATACAATGACGCAGATGGCGACTGGTGCAACTGCTTCTATCCGCTGGACAAACCGGCGTGCTACATCTTCGGGGATGTGTGCTTCTCACCGGAAGCGATCCGCACGATCGTGGAGACCGACACGGACGACATCGAGTTCTTCGCTTCCGCTCCGCCTTATCCGCCAGAGTATGTCAAGCCGTGGGAGGAGCCGTTCGCCTTCAAGGTGAGAAACCAGGAACACCTGAAGCAGGCAGTGGCTGATGTGAAGAGACTGACGCGTGAGGGCCGGTTCAACCGGGAGCCAATCGCTTGGGAAGTCTGGAACGTCATTACGAGGGGTGCAGGCATTGGCGTGGATGTGAACACGATCGACTACCGCAGCTATGTGCGGATCAATGACTGGACGAATGACATTGATAAACCGGACGAGATCGGTCTGCTGGAGACAATGGCGCGGAAAGCACAGGGTTTGTGACGAAAGTGATCCACCGCCCCCTTATCGTTGATTTTTTAGCAACCATGGGGAGACCGGTGTGTGGACTCTGCTCCGCGAGAATGCGCGCGCGGAAGTCGGATTTAGGAAAACAATGGCAAAGAAGGCAGCCGATAACTATATTTGGGCGTACTACCAAAAAATCACTGACGGATCTGTGACGGTTGGCCGCTGGATCCGGCTGATTTACGAGTATATCATCAAGGGCTTTGAAGAAAAGCTCTTTTATTTTGACCAGAAGAAGGCGAACAGCGCAATCGAGTGGATCGAAGGCCACTGCTTTCACACTGAGGGGCCGTTAGGTAAGAAGCCGCTAAAACTGGAACTCTGGGAGAAGGCAATGGTGTCCTGCATATTTGGCGTATGCGATTACGACACAAATCTTCGGACCTTCCGTGAGATCCTTCTTTTAGTTGCCAGAAAAAACGGAAAGTCACTGCTCGCATCGGCCATCGCGGATTATGTTTTCAGGTTGATGGCGGGTTTGGTGCTCGGATCTATAATGTCGCGCCAAAACTCGACCAGGCCGATATTATCTACAACAATACCTGGATGATGATCCAGTTGGATCCGGACCAGAAGGTTAAGCGCGAAGAGTATGAGTCAAAGCGCGATGAAGCAAGTGCGAACCACAGCAAGCGGCCGACTGATGACGAGATTATAAAAAAGCGGGTTTCTGATTTGTACTGTCCGGCATCGAACAGCACGATGAAGAAAATCGCTTTTTCTGCAAAGAAATCTGATGGCTTTAACCCGTCACTGGCGATCTGCGATGAAATAGCAGCATGGGAAGGTGATGCCGGGATCCGCCAGTACGAAGTTTTTAAGTCTGGCATGGGAGCGAGACCAGAAGCGTTGTTAATATCATGCACGACTTCTGGCTACGTCAATGACTCGGTGTTCGATGAGCTGATGCGCAGATCGACGCGGTTTTTAATGGGCGACAGCCAGGAGAGACGGCTTTTGCCATTCCTCTACATGATCGACGACATCGATAAATGGAATGACATAAATGAACTCCGGAAGGCGAATCCGAATTTAGGGGTCAGCATCTCTGTTGATTACCTTTTAGAGGAAATCGCCATTGCCGAGGGGTCTTTGAGCCGCAAAGCAGAGTTCATCTGCAAAATGTGCAACATTAAACAAAACAGCAGCCTTGCCTGGCTTCCGGGTCAGCTGGTAGAGGATGCCTCTGCTCACATATTTGACATTGAGTCACTGCGGAACAGCTATTGCGTCGGCGGAATAGATCTTAGCCAGGTCACGGACTTAACTGCGGCGTGCGTAATCGTAGAGAAAAAAGGCGAGCTTTATGTGCTGGCTCATTTTTGGCTTCCGGCTGAAAAGATGGACGAAGCCATGCAACGGGATGGTCTTCCATACAATTTTTACATCCAGCGAGGGTTACTTTCACCTTCCGGAGATAATTTTGTGGATTATCATGACTGCTTTAATTGGTTCCGCTCACTGGTTGAAGATTATCGGATTTTGCCACTTCAAGTTGGTTATGACCGATGGTCTGCTCAATATCTTGTGCAGGATATGAAGTCCTACGGATTTCACATGGATGACGTCTATTTTGGAGAAAATCTTTATGGCGTCATGATGGAAACGCAGGGCCTGCTTCAGGATCGGAAAATCCACATCGGTGATAATGACCTGTTAAAAGCTCACATGTTAAACTGTGCGATCAAGATGTCCGTGGAACGCGGAAGAGGAAAGCTTGTTAAATTATCTCCTACGCTCCATATCGACGGAATGGCTGCCGTGCTGGCGGCTATGACAGTCCGGCAAAAGTGGTCCGGAGAGATTGGACAGAAGTTGAAAAATGAAGACTGATTATTGCGTTTATATGCACGAAAACAAAATAAATGGCAAAAAATACATCGGAATCACATCCGGGAATCCTGAAAAGCGGTGGTTAAACGGTCGCGGATATTGTAAAAATAAACATTTTTCCGACGCCATTAAAAGATATGGATGGGATGGATTCTGTCACATCGTTCTATTTTCTGGCCTATCCAAAGACCAGGCTTGCAATATTGAACGCGTATTGATAAGGCAGTATAAAACGCAGGACAAAACAAAAGGTTACAACTTGACGGACGGCGGGGAACATTTCCGGCACTCTGATGAGTCAAAACAGCTAATAAGTGAGCGCAGAAAAGGAAAAGGGACCAATAAACGCACTCCCGAAACAAAAAAGAGAATAAAAGAACACCATGCCGGAGGAGCTGATGCTCGTCCGGTTTTTTGCATAGAAAAGAATGCGCAATACAAATCAATAAATGATGCCGCCAGGGAAACCGGAATTAACAAAAAAGGCATTTCCGGATGCTGCAGAAACATCCTGCATTACAACACGGCTGGCGGGTATCATTGGAAATTTGTGTAAACGAGGTTAGACATGTCTTTATTTGATTTGATTTTCAAGAACCGGCCGAAGGAACCGGACCCGCGTTATGAGGGTTACTTCAAAATGCTAAACGGCTACACGCCGCGGTTCACATCTTTTGCCGGTGAGATCTACGAGATGGAACAGATCCGGGATGCCATCAATGCCCGGGCAACACATGTGAGCAAACTGAACGTGGAGGTGCTCGGCGAGGCACGGCCGAGACTCCGGAACAAAATGAAGCACGCGCCGAACCAGCTGCAGACCTGGTCGCAGTTCATGTACCGGCTGTCAACGATCCTGGACGTGCAGAACACGGCTTTTATCACACCGATCTATGACGAGTACGGTGAGCCGAGCGGGATCTTCGCTCCGCTGCCGGAACGCTGTGAGATCGTGCAGTTCAAAGACGTGCCATATCTCCGCT